TCGCGCGACTGGCCGCCGAGCCAGGTCATGAACATGACGAGCATGCGCTGGCGCTCGCCGATCGTCGTCGCCGAGGGGAAGCACGGGTCTGGCAGGCCCCAGGCCCGCTCCCAGTCCGGCAGCAGCTCGATCGTCTCTCGCGGGTCGCTCTCTCGCTCGAGCAAGTCGGCCGCGCGGCCGTCGACGTAGCCCCAGTACTGCGACAGGCCGTTGCACGCTCGGACTAGCGTCGACTCAGGGTGGCGCGGCCACGCTTGCCCGAGCGGCAGGAGAGTCAGGAACGCTTGAGTGTAGTCGTCGCCAGAGCGTCGTATGTGTTTGTCTAGCGGCGGCGGGTCAGAAGACATAGGCGATGTCCCCGAGGACCGCCATGTGGCCCGGAGACTCCATCACGTCGTCGGCCCAGTTCAAGAGGTCGAACGATATGACTCCAGGAGTGTTCATGATCGCTTGCGCCTTCCAGGCTGCGAAGATAGTCTGGCCGGGCGCAGCGATGTTGTAGAGCATGTCTTGGATGCTGACCTGGACTGCAGCCCGCGTCTCAGGAGTGTCTGGGTTGAGGGCCGCGATCCGGACGTCGACGAACTGCTTGATCGGCGCGAGGACCCAGAAGTCCTTGACGGCGACAGGCCGCATCTTGTCAATGTACGCCGTCACGGCTGCCAGGTCCGCGGAGGTCGGCCAGCCGTCGTTGTCGGCTCGAAGGTCGTCAAAGAGAACGCGTACCGTGACCGTGCCGATACCCATCTCGTTCGGCGCACACCAGGCTCTAGTGCAGCCCGGGACGGCGAGCGCCCATGCCACGTAATCTGCAGTGCTTCCTCCCTGCGGCGGGTGCCTAATCCGCTGAAGCACGCGCGCACGCAACTCGTCGTCGGTCTCGGTATCGGTTCCGCCAGTGAGGTCGACGACCACGGCGCTGCCGTCAACCCCGACGACCGTGCCCGATATGGTGAGTGCGATCCCCGGGTCCAGGTTTCCAGCTGCTCCAGGATCAAGCGCTCGGATTTTTCCGGGCGTCGGCGTGACGTCGACGAAGACGTCTGCGAGGGTCTCATATCCAATCCCCGTGTTCGTCGTCAGCTGCGTGTTCGCCGGCAGGACAGAGCCGAAAGTCCCCGTGAAGGTCGCCGTGCCAGCGGCCGGCGTGGCGAGCTTGCGCCCGGTCGAGCCGTCGGCGTTGACGAGCCAGATGTCACCGTGGCGGTCCAGCCACTCTGTCTCAGCCGTGTCTGGGATGAGCTGGAGCGCGAGCCAGTCTACGTACTGCAAGGTGAGGTGACAGAGCGCGCCCTGGTTGTCGGACAAGACGCGGAGGACGCTGTTCGGGATGCTCGCGTCGGCGCCGGGCAGAGACCCGCGGATGGAGTCACGGACTAGGCCGCGGACGTCCCGGAGTGTCGGAGTTGACCAGGGCATGTCGCCTACAGTGGGTTGATCGGGTTGCCGATGTCGTACTTGCCGCTCGCCTCGACGACGCCCTCCCAGAGGACGGCGTACCGTAGCTCGACCTCGAGGGTCGGGCCGCGGTAGATGCGGACCAGCGCGTCGATGCGCTCGTCGCCGTGGCGCGTGGCCTGGACGAACAGGCGGGAGCCGACGCGGCGGTCGATGAAGGGCTGTAGCGCCTCGTAGATGTAGTTCTCGACCCGCACCGTCGTCGGGCCGCGCTGCGCCCCCGATCCGGTTATCTTGTCCCGCGTCAAGAGCCAGAGCCTCGAGCCGATCGGCCAGCCGTCCCACACCTCTTCAGCGTCTGCGTCGCCCCACCAGCCTCGGCGGTCCGTGTCATCCGGGTCAGGCAAGAGGTCGGTCTCATCGGCCAGTCGGTCAGTACCGAGCGCGACCATGACGGCAGTCGCCAAGGCCTGCGTGTCGTCGAGGGTCCCGTCGCCAAGGAGGAGCCAGTCGAGTGTGACCGAGTACTTCGGAAACCATACGTTCTGGACGAGTCGAATGTCGGGCATCAGTACGACCATCCTGTCGTGGCGTCGTAGGCGACTACGGCTGCGATCGTCGCGAGGGCATTGATCGCCGCCTGCTTGCTGAGCCGATCAGAGTTGAGCGAGTTGCGCCGGTTCGCGATCGCGGTGAGGGCAGCAGCCGCGTCGGTCGCGGGGATCGTCTGTGGCGCCGTCGCGTTCAGCGGCCGATAAGTGATGTTCCCAGAGTGGGTCATGCTGCCACTGCCGCTCCCGGGCGTCGTCACCGTCGGCGCGGTGAGGGCCGTCATCACCCCGAAGCCGGCATAAGTCGGCGCGAAGTTCGGCGACGCGCCCGGCACGTACACGTAGAGCTGGTCCGCGCCTGAGCCGCCAACCTTAGCGACCCTCGCCCAGTTCGTGTTCATCACGCCGGCCCACGAGTTCGTGTTCCCGGCGGTCGTGTTGTTGTAGTTGACGATGTAGGTGTTGATGTCCGACGTGAGCTGAGCGAGAGCGTTGTTAACCGCCGTGGTGTACGTGCCAGTGACCGACACTGTAAGGGTCTGCTGGACTAGGAGGTCGAGGTTCGACACCGCCTCATCGGTCGCCTCGTATTGCCAAGAGTTGTAGGTGTACGGCAGCCGTCGCTTCGAGTGGAATATCCCCTCGACGAGATCAGACTTCACCTGCCGCGCCTGAGCGAGAGTCAGCGGCGGCGTCTGCGCCGCGAAGTAGTTGATCCACGAGTTGATCAGCGCCTGGTACGGCGACGGATCGGTGAACGGCGTGCGCAGCGGCGGCCGATCGTTGTACTCGAGCTTCCCGTTGACCTCCTGGTAGACCACAATCCCGACGTTCGCCGGAAGTGCCGAGCAGTCGACTGACGCAACCGCGTTGTCGACGACGACCTTGTTCTCGGCTCGCAGGATGACGAAGCGCATTCACTTGACCAAGACTTTCTTCGCGACCCGCTCGACGATGACGTCGCCGTTGCTGTCGACCGACCCGAGCATAGCCGCCGGGATCTCTGCGTCTTTGTCCCCGACCTGGACCTTCTGAATGTTCTCATTGAGGACGACGTCAGTGTTGTCCGTGTGGAGCCAAATCTTCTTGTTCGGGTCGTCCAGCGTGATCGAAGTCTTTCCTGTGTTAAGGACCATCTTCTTGTTCTTCTCGTCCCAGAGGACCGAAATAGTCGGCGTGAAGACGTGGATGGTGTCCTTGTCGAGGTACACCCGCGACAGCATCACTATGTGCTTCTCAGGGTCGTCCTGAGTGTGCTTCTTCGGGTCGTCCTTGTCGTCGTCGTTCACGATGTCCGTGCGCTCGATCGTGATCGTGTCCTTGTCCATGACGAGGGTCGACCACCGCCGCGACTTGTCTTTCTGCTGGTCCCGCGACGCTGAGGGGTCCTTGCCGTGGCCGTCCATGTACTTCTGGTCTTTGATGACCCGCATCTCGATCTTGTACTCGGAGCGCGCGTAGATCCGGTCTCGCTGAAGATGAACTTTCTGCTGCTGGTCGTCGTAGACTGCGACCTCGCCCTCCTTGAAATTGTTGAGCCGGTACCGCCGGTCGTCCAGCATCTCGCAGACTGGAAACGCCCGGTTCCCCGTCGGGAAGTGGGTGAAGTGCTCCGCGCACGTCTTGATCTGGCCGTCGTCGTCGTACTCCGCCTTGCGGATGTACCCAGTGAAGCCGTACGGCTGAGGCCTCTCGACTTTGTCCCGCATCTCACCCTTCAAGAAGTTGAGCTTGACCTCTTGCATCAGCTTCTTGTCGTCGGCCTCGTGGGCGCACCCGCGCGCGCCGCCAGAGACGAAGCTGCGGATCGAAGTGTCGAGTGGCGTCTCACGCTGCACGCGGGTCCTCCTAGTTGTGGCCGACCCCACCAGACTGAGGCGGGGACGAGTTTGACTGAGCTGCCGCAGGCGGGAGCGCGACCGGGCTGCCGCCACGCGAGAAGCCAATTCCTAAGTCGAGTGACCAAGGCGCGACGCACAAGAGGGTCGTCAGCGTGCCCGTGTTGTTGTCTTGGGTGAACGTGACGCTCTGTATGCCCATCTCCATGTCGAGCATCGCCATTGGAGACTTCACGGTGACTTTCTTTCCGACTTTCCAGAGCCCGCCTGAGCTAGACGTCCAGCCCTGGACTACGATCGTCGCTTGCACCGCGTGGGCCTTCGTCCACTTCGACTCAGTGTCAGCCCGTATCTTCAGCTCGTTGGCCGTCCAGACTGGCTGCTCGTTCGGCACGAGGAGGGGCCGGTATATCTTCTTCAGCTCCCCCTTCGCCGTCGCCTCTTGCTCGGCCGGCGGCCGCATCTTGTTGTCGTCAGTCCCCGCCGACTGGCCGCGGACGACGAACAGGGACCGCTGCTCAGAGATGCTGATGACGCACTGGCATTTCCGGATGTTCTCGCCCTCGACGAGGTTGCCGACGTTCTCCGACGGGGCATCTTGAGCTACGAACAGGAAGTTCCCGTCAACGGTGCAAGTGATCAGGATGTCGCGTTCCTTGGCGATCCGAGCGAGGAAGGTGAAGACCGAGTCCCCAGGATGCATCTGCATCCTCTCGAACGGCTTGTTGTTCAAGTTCCCGAACGTAGTGCCGTTGACCCCAGTCGGCTCGAGGACTTCGTCAGCGATCTGCTTGAACGACTTACCGTCGAAGTTGCCAGTCTTGTGGATGACGCTCGCCGACGAGGCGCCCCACGAGTTGCTGACGCCCTGGAGCATCACGCCGTGGTTGTTCTCGTCGTAGGCCGCCTGACGTACCAGGACGATGCCGTTCATCGCGAGGTCATCCGACATCTCGATGACGCACTCGTCCGCAGGCTTGATCTGGAGAAGCGCGAAGGTCTGGGCTGACGGTTCCCGCTCGGCGGCCGTGAACTTGAACTGCGAGAACGGGTCTCCGAGGATGTGCTGGACCCAGACGCTTTCCCAGTCTTCAAACTTGTTTCCCCCTACCAGGAGCGTGGCTATATCTTTTGGCATCAGTTAGACAAGGCTCGACCCTGAAGCCGACAGAACGCCGGGTGGATGACCTTGTTCTCCTTTCGCAGCTCGTCGGCGCGCAGCGCGTCGGCGTAGAGCTTCTGGGCGATCACTAGGGTCGACAGCGGCGTGTTGAACGAGTAGCTAAGCATCTGCGGCAGCGGCCGGGCAGTCTCAGTCAAGTAGAACGAGATGGCCGCGTGGAGCTCGACGACGGCGCGGTACGTCATCGCGTCCATCCGGTCGGCGAGGTCTTCTTCTATCTCGGCGCAGCTCGCGTTGATCATCGTGCGGACTTGGTCGACGTCTGTGCGGCTGACAAACTCCGTCTCGACGAGTATCTGACCTTGGGCCGCCAGGCAGAACTGGATCAGCGCGTCTCGCACCACGACGGCGCCGACGAGGGTAGGGCTCGAGGCGGCCGCCACGCGGCGGACTGCCTCAATGTTCGCCAGGGTGGCGCCAGTCGCTACTGCCTTCTCGAAGCAATCCAAGAGGGGCGGCCCGATCTTGTCGCTCCGGAGCAGCGACATCGCGTTGACGCGGACTGAGCTGACTGCTGTGCGGAGGTCGGACCCCGGCCGCCCGCTGATCGGAGCCCACACCAAGAGAGCGGCGAGCGTGTCGTCGACGATCGGCGCAGCTTCAAGGGCGTCTTGTCTGAGCATGTCTAAGAGACCGGCCGAAGCGTGCCGCCGCCTGAAGACAGGGTGGTCAATGTCTGGTTATTCAAGGCAGTGGACTTCTGTGAGAGCTGGACCAGCGCCGACGCCATCGGCTTGAACGGCTGCGCCCCTGACTCGAGGAAGTGCATGTCGAAGACGCAGTAGCCGCCGAGCCTCTCCTCTTCAGTCAGGCGGTACTGGCGACAGATGACCGACATGGGCCGCATCGTCGGGAGCTGGAGCTGACCCGCGGTCCCTTCATCGAGCCGAGCCTGGAGCGCGTCGCGCGCTGGCCGATAGTCCGGCTGCCTAGAGGACTGGATCACGTAGCCACGGACCGTGAACTCGGTCGCCCGCCGCCCCATGTTCTCAGTGTACGGAGTGTCCTTCTTCGGAAATTGATGGAGCACCAGCCTGTTGCCGCCCTCGCGGCTGCCGACGTCGACGAAGAACTCGTTGCCATCGTACGACGCCGGGACTAAGTCGTCCCGCCAGGGGTTGTGGATGTCTTTCGCCGTCGACACGCTACACCGCCGATCCTGCGCCCGCGCCCGTCACTGGCGCAGGCCCGCCCTCCGCAGGCAGCATCTGCGTCTGTCGCGTAATCTCAGTCGACTTGAAGAGGCCTGCCCCCTCCGCGCTGACGCGCGTGCCCGCCGGGGCTCGGACGTCGACCGACAGCTTGCCGCTGCCGTTGACTGTCACCTCCCGGTTAGCGTCGCGGTCAAGCGCGCGGCCGTCCATGACGCTGCTGACTTGACCCTGGTCAATCTGGGCTCCGATCGGGTGGCCCATGTCGCCCTCGAACGCCGAAGGAGACGGAGCAGTGGTGTCTTCGAGCTCCGGCTGCTTCCGTCCCCGCGGCTCCTCGACCCGCCAAGACGTGGGGACAGTCCCGACTGGCATCTGTGGGCTATACTCGGCAGCCTCAAAGCGAGGCGGGACCTTGAGCTCTGACTGCTTGCCAGGAACCGGCGCGGGCGCCTCGAGCGGCAGCGCCTCACCAGGGGCGACCGGGACGACGATCGGCGGCGGCGCGGGCGGCGGCTCGACGATGATCGGCGGGGGCTTAGTCTCTGGAGTCGCGAGCTTCGGCGCCTCTGGCGCTGGCTCGACGGAGCGGCCAAGGAGAATGTCAGTGATCGACGGCGTCGGCTTCGCTGCTCGTCGGCGCCTCTCAGCTGAGGTCTCTGGCGGCGGCGGCGCAGCTTCAGGCACAGGCAGCGGCACCTCACCGGGCACAACTGGAACGCTCGTCAGCGCCGCTCCGGGCGGCCGCGTGACTGGAGCTGTCTGGCCGCGGAAGACGGTCGGCTTTGGTTGCTTCGCTGCTTCGGCCTCTTCTTCTCGCTTCCTGAACTCCTCCCTCTTCTTCGCAGCGTCGATCTCACGCTGTGACGGCTTCCTCTCCTCGTCCGGGACTGGAAGAGGGGTCAGTCCCATCTTCACGCGGTTCTCGTTCTCGAGCTGGATGCGGACCTTCTCCGCTGCCTTGTTGCGGCGGACGAAGCGAGCTAAGAACCCCTCGTCCGGCGGCGCCTCGGCCTCCGCCTTCTCAGCAGCTTCCTGCATCTTGCCAGCAACCTCTGCCTGCTTCTGCTGGCTCTTGAGAAACTTAGTCGACCAATCCGCGAGCTGACGCATCAAGTCTGGCAGCGGCGTCAGCGCGAGGGCGAACGCTGTGACGTTGTCAGATGCCTTGCCAAAATTCGTCGACAGCGTCTCGGACGCCTCACGAAATTTCTCCGACTGCTCGAACCGTCTCTTTTCTACCTCTTCCGCTTCCGGCGTGGCGCGCGGGAACGCCGTCTTGACGCGGTCGAGGTCAGGCGCGCCCCAGAACCCCAAGTACCTACGCATCGCCTCGGCACCGATCCTCCGCGCTGACTCTTCCGTCTCGCCGCGACGGATGGCGGCCTGCTTCTGGTACTCCTCCATCTGACGAGCTTGTTCGAGGATCACGCCCGGCCTGTCGGCCGGGTGAGCTTGAAGAATGTCACGCAGCATCCGCTGCATGTCGGCAACTTCCTGCGGCGTCCGGAGACCTTGGAACAGCTCTCGCTGAGCACGGCTTCCAGGGATCTCGACCTCAGTCGTCTTCTGCTGCAGCGCCTCGATCTGCCTCTTCGCCGCCGCCTCTCCGACGCCGCCAGAGATGCGGAAGTGCTCGATGTTCGCCCTCAGCTGAGCCGTCGACATCGAAGCTCGGTTCGCGCTGACGTTCATCTCGAGGAGCGCGTCCGAGTACCCCTTCACGTCGGTCGCTTTGCCGACGAACTGGCTGCCGAGCTCGAGCAGCTTCGACGTGAGGGCGCCGACGACGCCGCCGATCAGGCCGGCCCGCGTCGCGAACGACGACAGCTCCTCCCGTAGTCCGCGGAAGCCGACGGCCATCTCGGTCGTCTGCCGGCGCGTCCGCTCCATGCCGGCGGCTTGCTGCCCGGTGCCGACTTGACTGAGCTGCGTGCGCAGGTTGGCGAGCTGCGCCGTAGCCTGATCGTCGATCGTAACGACTAGTCTTAGTTCTTCGAGCTCACCGGCCATCGCGCTTGTCTCTCATGCGGGCGCCCTCCTGGACCTCGATCAGGCGCACCGTGTAGTAGACGTGGAGGTTCACTCTCGACAGCGGCATCTCGACGAACACCTCCGGGTTCTGGTGGAAGCGCTCAGCGAGGCGGTAGCAGTTCAGGATCAGGTCATCTGGGTTGATCACCAAATCCCTTGTTCTGGGAGAAAAAAACGGCGTAGCCGGTGCGCGCACGAGTTGTAGTCGCGCGGGTCCATCTTCTGGAGGAACGGCTCTAGGACGCCT